AGTTGTCGGTGGACTGCGACTGTTGATACGGTTGATGACATAGCCCGTTTTGGGTTTGTCGACTTGCCACTAGCTGCATGGGAACTCACTTGGGGATCGTTCCTCCTCGATTGGGTTTTGCCCATCGGTGATTGGCTTGGCTCTCTCTCAGCTGGCCTCCGTTATTCTGACTCACGTCAGGTCTGGGGCTTTCGGGTAGAGGGCAAGTGCACTGTTTCCGGTCTCACCTGGAGGAATCCCGATACAACGGGCTCTGGGTCCAGTGGTGATTGCCAAAAGATCGCTCTCTGGCGTGGAGTGGTTTACGGGGCACCGCAGCTATCGCTGACGGACCTCGTTCACCTCACCGGTTACAACAATTCACTTACCAGGATGGGTAACGCACTTGCGTTATTCCGTTCATCCCTTGACTCTATCAAAAGGAGATAAGGCTATGCCTTCTCAAACCGCAATGACCCTCAATAACGGGTCGTCTGTAGCAAAGACCTTTACCCCGGAAGGGGTTTTCCGTCCGAATACCACCAGCCCGTACAGGGCTGAATGGGCTGATCGGTCTGGCGGTCCGGCCCTGCGCTACCCTTCTATCGTTCAGACTGAGAACGAAGTGAAGGGTACCAACTCTGATGAGTTGGTGCAGAAACGCTGGATTATTACCATTCCGTATCAGGTGACGCTTCCCTCTGGTGCCGTCGTATTCAAAACCGCCTCTGTGGGCGTCGACGCGCGCTGCCTCCCCGACTGCCCGCTCAGTATCCGTAAGGATCTTGCGGCTTTCGTGGAGGGCTTCACCGCTTCCTCTTATTTTCAGGGGAAGGTGGAATCTGATGAGAAGACCTACACTTAATTCGGTAGCTCTTCGTTTCTCGGCCAGCTTAACGCTGGCCGGGGTGGTGGCCCTCTTGCTGTTGCTAGGGGCCCTAATCATCAGATAAGGGAAGATCATGGAAAAAGTCACCATGAAGGGACGGAGGACCAAGAAGGCCTCCAGCGGGAGCCGCCCACAATGGGCGAAGGAGTTCCGGGAACGTGTGCCTCTCTCTATTGAGAGGAGAATGGTCCTGGATTTCCTTGAATACCTCAACACACCGAGGTCGCTCACCGTCTGGCTACTGTATAAATACGAGGAGCATGCCCAATTAATCGGGCTCTCTTCCGACCCTCTCTTGTATGAAAATCCTGAGAGGTTCCGTCGTGATCATGCAGCTACCAATTTGTTGCGTAAATGTGCCGGCCTCCAAACCGGTATCGATACAAAGCAGGTTGCTCTGGAATCTGCCCAAGAGGCAGAGCGGATCTGTCGGTCCACCAACGTTCGGCTAAAAACAAGCGCGATCCCGGAATTCCCGGGAGGGGATGCTGCAGTTTATGTAGCATCCCAGAAAATAGCGTCTGTCTTAGGCCCCTTCGATTGGAACATTATAATCGAAGGTGTAGGTGAAAAGGGCTTCGGCCCAGGTCGGACTAGTTCATCTTGCCAAAAGCTAGGTAACTTGTCGTATGCGAGAAAATACTGCAGTAAGCCTGATATAACCAGATCAGCCTATGACATCGGAAAACGAGTCATAAGGCGGTATCCCCTTTGGGCAGCAGCGGTTTTGGATGCCGATGCTGGGGTCAGTATGACCGACCCTTTACCCATAAGGGATTTTAATACAATGATCTGTGTCCCGAAGAACGCGAAGACTGACCGCATGATCGCCTACGAACCGCATTTGTTATCGCGGTTACAAAGCTCAGCTGGCGATTATATTCGTAAGAGACTCCTCAAAAAAGGGGTTGATTTGAATAGGCAGTCTATCAACCAAAAACGAGCCCGGGTGGGTTCGAAATACGGTCACCTAGCTACACTCGATCTGAGTATGGCTAGTGATACATTAGCAACTGAGTTGGTTTACCAGCTGCTCCCGTTGGATTGGG